CTACTTACTTCGTATTTAATTATGTTTGATAGAAGTGATTATAATATGATACAAATGCATTATTACGAATGTAATAATGTTTAAGTTTCATGTAGATTGTTTCAGTCAGACGGAACCTGTTACGGTCCCATCTAATCTCAAAATACGCTTCATGTGAGTCGCACCAGCCGAGACATTGGAAGTAGGTAATTGTTTATACACTTAGTTCAATGGGCTCTGACCTTTCCCAACCTACGTCGACATCGCTGTTTCCAGCTACCTCTCGCTTCGTTCCTATTGCTAAAGAGTTTTTATGAACTGTGTTGTGTTTTTCAATTGCTAACATTCAATCTACGTCAATCCAACGCCTTATTACCAGACGCGACTCAACGTGTTACGTGTGCTTCTATACGAGAGCTTTTTCCACAGCGGTAAATTAATCTGGCCCGCCAACCTTATGTGTTAGATTGTTTTGCCTTGATGGAGTGTTCTAGCAATGCCTGTTTGAGTTTGTCTGATCCGCCTACTCTAACATTAATGATACCGTTGTAGTATTCATCTGTTTCAAGTACACGCCTATCAAACTGTTCTCTTGCCTCTATGTAGGACATTTCGCCCCTACCTTTACATAGGTATAATATTTCTCTTGTGAAGTGTTCTTCGCCTAGTTCGGCTACATCTGCGTTTAATCTGTCTGAACTACCGTAGTAAGTCTTCCAATCGCTTTCTTTGTAGCCTCGTCTTTTGTTTTTCTTGCCTTTGAGTGGTGGCTTGGTAGTTTTAAACTTTGCTAGTTTTTTACCTATGTATTTTTGGCCTGTAGTGGTATTAGTAATAAGATAAACAAATCCTTCGTATTCATCTGGTATTTTGTCTATTTCTTTGCCTTCATAAGTCCACTGCATCAATTATATATGTATGCTTAGGACTTTTTGCCTTCCTTTGTGGTGCGCCTATTAGTATTATGGTGAACGTGTATTTGCTCTGAACGAATTTTTGCTAGTTTACGTATTTCACGTAGACATTTTCTAACATATCGATGCGTTCTTACACTATTCCGTAGTTCAAATTTTTCGTTTGCCTTAAAATATTCAAGATATGCCTCAACTAATTTGTCATGTATATCATCTTCCATTATAACACCTTTAATCTACATAGTCAATGTCATTTGCATATGAAGTGAAGCCATTTTCTTTAACTACCTTCATTACATTATTAACTCTACCAATTAACTCATCTTTGTGTGAAATAAGGAATATGTTTTTCTCACGTTCTCTAGCCATTTTCTTAAGAACACTTAGTGCATTTTCAACACCTGCAGTATCCATTCCACTATCTATAAGTTCGTCGATAAACAGTAAGTTTACATTTTGATATAAACTTTCCCAAACATCTCTAAACGCAAAACTCATACCAAGTATAAGTCTGTTACGTTCGCCTCTTGACAAGTTGTCAAAGTCTAAATCTTGACCTAGTTGTGTAATTTCAACATTTAGATCATTTAAAAATGTAACTTGATGCGGCAAACCTAATCTATCAAGATAGTGTGTAAGTCTGTTGTTTAGGTATGCTAAGTTTTGATCGATAATTTTCTTACGTATAAACGAATCTTTGTTTGTTAATAGTTTAAGTAAAAACTCTTGGTGATCTTTGAAACTTGTAAGTTCGTTTACAACGTCCCAACTAACAGTTTGTAGTGCAGAATTTGTTAGTTCGTCAATTTGAGATTGATAAGGATCGTGTTCGTCTTTCTTCGTTGTCCACGCTTGTGTTAAACTATCTACATTATTTCTATGATCGTATGCTTCTTTTGCAGTTTCGTAATACGTTGTAGGCTTACCATTAATGTCACCTATTTCTATAAGTGCTTTCTCAACGTCTGATACTTTCCCTGCAATTTCTAATTGGTAAGATACAGCATCTTCAAGTTCTTTATTTTTACGTTCTTCGATCTCTGCTTTTTTATCAGCTGGAAGATCTTGTCCACAAGAATGACAAGTGCCTTGATCTAAATTTTCTGAGTCTTTTTGTGCTTTTTCTACAGATCTCTCTGCACGTTGTAATGCTGGTTCAAGTGTGCTTAATTCTTTTTTAAGAGCCAAAATAGCATTGTTATGCTCAGTCCAACTTGATAGTTTTTCGTGCAACTCTAATTCATTATTAATGTCTAGATGTTCTAATTCATCAATTGCTTCTCGAAGTTTTATTGTGTCTGTAGAACGTTTTGCTAACCACGCTTTTTGATTACTTTTTAAACTAGTAATAGTAGTTTCGATTTTACTATTAGCAGTTTGTATCGCTTCAATTTTTAGCGTTTCTTGAGTAATAGCATCTTTTGTTTGCTTAACTTGATCTTTAAGTAGTTCTGCTTTTTCAGTTAGTATTGTTATACCTAACAACTGTTCAATAATTGCACGTTGATCGTTTGCTCGCATTGATAAGAAGGGTTCTGTGTAAGTGTTAAGTGCTACAACATGCTTAAACATATCATGACTCATACCTAACAAGTCACCTATAAACTCTTGTGTCTTGCGACTGTCTCCTTGACTTTCGTCAGTCATTTCTTGTTCTTGATCGTTTACATAAAACTTTAGAACATTAGGAGATCTTCCGCGTTCAATACGGTAATCTTGTCCATCTTTTTCAAAGTGTAACGTAACTAGCATACCTTTGCTATTAGTCTTATTAATAAGATTATTACGTTTAATATTTGTTAGAGCTTGACCATATAGTGCATACGAAAGTGCATTAATGATAGTAGTTTTACCAGTACCATTTCTACTACCGCTGTCATCTCCGCCTTGGTCCAAATTTTCACCAAGAACGAGCGTTAATTGTTCTTTGTTAAAGTCTACGGCTTGGGTTTGGTTGCCCACACTCATAAAGTTTTTAACAGTTAGATCTTTAATTTTAATCATTCTAATCCATCGTAGATATCTAGTAACATTTTTTTATTGTAGCTTTCGGTGTCAAGTTCTGATATTTCACCTGCTACAATTTGATCAACACTTACAAAAGCAGAAATATCTAAGTTAGTTGATATTTCTTCAATTTGTTTTTGTGGGATAAGTGTGATTTCTCGGCAGTTGTATTGAGTAATAAAAGTTTCTTTAATGAAACTTGATTCTTCGTAACTAATAGGAAGATCTAATTCAACACGCAAATACATTTTGTCTTTAATAATTGTATCAGTATTATCTAACAAATTGCTCAATTTTACTGTTCGATACTTAGGACAGTTAGGCCAATTAATGTATTCAGGTTCTAGATCATTTTCTCTATCAAGTATCATCATTCCTCGATCATCATCCCATGCATCTGCATAGTTATGTGGGAATGCATTACCTATGTAATGTACTGCACCTTGCTTTTGACGTTTATGAAAGTGCCCACTAAACACATATTCTTGATGCTTAAAATGTTCAACTTTTAAGTCACCGTGATCGGGCATTTTTACAAGAGCATTCATATAGAAACTAGGAAGCTCAAAGTGACCAAACATATACTTACTTTTGATTTTACTTATTTGCTTCCATTCGTCACCTACTAACCAAGGTACAAGTGTAACATCGTCGACAGTAGTAACTTCGTCTACAAATGTTATACCAGGAATAAACTTGCTAAAGGCAGTACTATTAATATCTCTCTTGTCTTTGTAGTACAAGTCGTGATTACCGTCAAAGAAGAAAAACTGTTTAAAATTACTACCTAGTTTTTCTAAACTACGAATAGTTGCATCCATAGTTGTAAGATTAAGACTGTTGCGATTGTGATGCCAATCGCCGCAGAATATTCCAGTTTCACAACCGTTAGCGTTTGCTGTTTCGATAAACCAGTCAATGAACTCTTCGCAGTCGTCGTTGTGTATACGACTATTGCCTTTTAGTCCAAAGTGTATATCTGTAAATACTGCTGCTTTTTTAAACAAAATATAGACTCCATATGTATATGTACAACTATACAGTCTATTTTAACATTTGTCAACTACTTTTTTTGCAATCGTTCTTCTGGTGTTTTTGTTTCTCTAAATGACGAAAACGCTGCTTCTTCGTTGCGTCTAACTTCGGCTTCCCATTCACCTGACATCTGTCTTGTGTAGCTAGGGTTCATATCGTTCATTTCAAGAATATCGTCTCGTATGTTCTGATTGCGTTTTTCAATGTTAATAACACGTACAAAACTATTAGTAACCGCCGCTGTATAATAAGCAAATGGATTGTTTGATTTTGATTCGTCAAACTGTAGGCCAATTTGTGAAAGTTGCAGGATAGCCTGTCCTTTCATTTCGTCATTGTATGTGTAACCACGAACATTGCCTCTTGTTGCATATCTATCAACAAGTTTCATCCACATCATTGCTAATTTATTTGTAGCACAACCGTGGTCTTTTGAAAAGTGTCCGTTTTCCATCCCGCCTACCCAATGACTTTTTCCTACTAATTCTAGTTCATCATCTTCGTTGTATTTGTAGTGTACAAATGGAGGAAAGTTAAGTTTTGTTTTTGTATCAGCTACTGTTTTAGGATTCTTCTTACGTCCTGGTTCTTCTGGAATATGATCAAAAGTCATAACTCTAAAAATAAGTTCTTCTTTTGTAATATCTGTGTATGGTACTTCGCATTCTGCTTGTTTAACTTTTTCACCTGCCATACGTCTTGATTCGTATGCTTCGGTGCTTAAACGTTTAGCTTTATTACGTTTTGCTTCTGCAACAGTAAGTCTATTGATTTTTTCAACATCTGGTAGGATGATATCAAAATGAGCATAGTCTTTGTCAACATAGCTATTGAATGTATTTTTTGATCTGTGTATTTCAGCAAGTATGTCTTTGTTATTTAAGTAGTTTCTTTTTCTCAAAGTAGTCTCCTAGTAATGTATTTATTATAATATACGTAGTTAATTTTGTCAACTAAATAGTGTATAGGAGATAAAAAAAATGGCTTTTAATCCACAAGAAATCGGAAATAAGATAAAAACAGAAGCAACAAACGCAGCAGCTCAAGCTAGTAAAGCAGCAATTGAAGATAGTGTAAGTGGCTTTTTAGGATCGGCAGTAAATTTTGGAAAAACGTTTGCAACAAATTTTGCAAATGATGTCAAATCTTCAGTTGAAGCAGTGTTTGAGCCGTTTAATTTTGCAAGTAAATTACGAGGACAAGATTTACCAAAAGAAGATGCACCTGCAAAGGTAGCAGCATCAGCAGAATTTAGCAGTGATACACAAGCGGATTGGCGTGTAAGATTAAGTGTACCGTCGTCAATGAGTGGCAGTAGTTTGTTACAACCTTTATCAACAACACAAAATAGTTTAACTTTTCCTCTTACTCCGAGTGTAATTATTTCGCATAGTGCAAATTATAATAGTTTACAACCTGTACATACAAATTATCCTTTTCAAGTATACGAAAATAGTAGTACAGATGATATGACAATTACTGGAGAATTTCCTGTAGAAAACGATAATGACGGCAGATATTGGGTAGCATGTATGCACTACCTAAGAAGTGTTACTAAAATGAATTATGGTACAGATGGTTCACCTCCACCAGTGGTACGATTAAATGGATACGGAGATTATATTTTTAAGAACGTTCCTGTTGTGATAAGTAATTTTACTGTAGATTTACCTGTAGAGGTAGACTATATCGCTGTTGGCCTCAACGCTAAAAGCGAAGGAGAAAACGACATGGGAATTCCAACTACATATAATAGTAGCGGAACAACATGGGTTCCGACAATGAGTCAAATTACAATAACTTGTAAACCAACATACAGTAGACGTCAAGTTAGTCAATTTGATTTAAATCAATTTGTAAATGGAAATTATGTGCTTGATGGTAGAGGATTTATCTAATGCAATATAGTAAAACAAGTCCTTGGGCAAATACAGGATATACAACTTTAGGTGCTTTGGATACACTTAGAATACGACCAATACCTGCAAGGGCCGACGATGCACAATATACAATACAAACACAGTATTTGCATAGACCGGATCTACTTGCTTACGATTTGTACGGCACAGTAAAATTGTGGTGGGTATTTTCTCAAAGAAATATGGATATAATTAAAGATCCTGTGTATGATATGGTACCAGGAGTAACAATATTCATACCAAAAAAATCTTTATTAAAAGATGCATTAGGAGTGTAAATGTTAAACCCTAAGTTAATACAAGAAGCAAAAACGCAAGCGTTAGCAAAAGCCAGCGGCGTAACTGATACTGCTAATAATTTGTTATCTAGCGGAAACCTTGCTAATTTAAAACTTGGAGTAGAAAACGGCATTAAAGAAGCTACTGGTGAAATACGCAATATTGCTAACGGTTTGCCCGGCGACTTAGGTATTAATACAGCACAGTTAGGTGATCTAACTAGTATGCTTCCTGGGGACATACAGGGACTTGCAAATAAGGCACTAGGTGTAGGATCAATACTAAACGATCCTCAAGCATTTTTTCAAGACAAATTAGATCAAAATCTTGCGTCTATCACTAATCAATTAAATTCGGCAATTTCAATAGTAGAAGGTGTAGAAAATGCATTTGCACAAGGACAGCTTGGAGCAGCAGCATTTGCAGCAGGAATTAATCTTGATGTTCCTTACGTTAACAAAGGCGACAACTCTAACGTAGGCAGTCTTTCTCAAGCAGAACAAAAAGCACCCGGTATTGCAAAAGATTCGTACTTAGAAAATCAACTTAGAAAGTATGCAAGTTTTAACACTATTTTTAAGTTTGGAGCTATTAGTGCAAATAGTGTAAATTTTCCGGATAGCACTTATCTAGTAAATGGAGCAGATGTTAGTATTTTACAAAGCGGTGGCGGCGGAATTGATAACAAACGTGTAATGACTATATATGATGCACTAGGACAGTCTAATGGTCTTCCAGGTCGTTTAGAATATTTTATTGATGAATTTGAAATAGAAGCACTTGTTGCTCCTAACAAACGTACAGGTATGACGCAAGCTATGCCTATGAGCTTTAAGGTACATGAACCATATAGTATGGGATTATTTTTACAAAGCCTTCAAGCAGCAGCTCTAGAAGCAGGATTTGCAAATTATCTAAAAGCACCATTTATGTTAGAATTAGATTTTATCGGGTATGATGACGATGGTAACGCAGAATTAGTAGAACACGCTAATAGAAAAATACCACTAAGTTTAACAGCAATTAACTTTGATGTAGAAAGAGCAGGAAGTGTTTACGAAATTACAGCAGTTCCTTACAACGAAGTTTCCTTAATGGACGAAATACAAAAAATACCTGATCCTGTAAAAATTGTAGGCACAACACTTTTAGAAGCACTTTCTTTAGGAGAACAAGCACTTACAACAGTTATTAACACTGCACTTGAAAAAGTAGCAACAGCAAAAAACCAATCTGCCACAGATTATTACATGATACGTTTTCCAACAAGAAGAACTAGTGCCAATGGTTTACAGATGCAAGGAATTGGTAGTTCGTCGGTTAACCAAGCTACAACAACAGAATTAGAAGAAGCTAGATCAAGATTAGGATCTGAATTACAAGAAGTAGTCGAAGGACAACTAACAGGGTTTTTTGATTCTGTTGGTACAGGAACTAGCGGTAGTGCATTATTTGAAAATTTAAAAACAACAGCAGTTAGTGACGTAAGTGCAATTGGTGCAGCCTTACTAAAACTTCCAGATGGTGCTAGATCAGATTCGCCATTTGGATTAGAAAGATATAATTATGATCCTGAAACAGGCATTTTTAAAAGAGACGGTGTTGAGCTTACACTTTTAGACGGAGTACCTTCTTTTACATTTGATAAAGGATCTAGCATACAATCAATTATTGAAGAATTAGTAACAGTTAGTAGCTACGGAAGAGAATCTATTTTTAATGCTGATTCTGAAGGTATGATTAGATGGTATAAAATAGAACCCCAATGTTTTATTATACCTGACAAAGAAATAGAAAAACTCAACGGAAAACCTGCAAGAATATTTGTATATAATATTGTTCCCTATGAAGTTCATTCTAGCACATTTCCTTCACCAGCAAGTACACATTCTGCAGAAAATAGAAAGAAACAAATTGTAAAAGAATACAATTACATATATAGTGGTCAAAATGAAGATGTACTAGCATTTGATATTAAATTTAATGCAGCATTTTTTGAAGCAATTCAAGGAGATTTTGGTGAACTTTCAGCAGGTGAACAAACTAAAAATGTAGATAATATAGTTGCAGCAAATGGAGTTCCAGCGTATAATATAAAAAATATTCCTGGAAGAACACCTGAAACTGTAGTACAGCCTGTTTCTACAGCATTAACGTACACAGGTGGCGGATATAATCTTGATAAGGGCGCAGCTCTTGCAAAACAGTTTCAGCGAGCATTACTTGAAAGTGATGTTGACTTAATTGTAGCTGAATTAGAAATATGGGGCGACCCTTACTATGTTCCTTCTAGTGGATTAGGAAATTATAATGCAGCAAATAGCGGACAAACAACTAGTTTAACAGTAGATGGCTCACTAGATTATCAGAGGTCAGAAGTAGATATTTTAATTAATTTTAAAACTCCTATTGATTACGGTCCAGACGGTTATGCAATTTTTCCTGGAGGTGAACTAGCAACACAATCCGTAGGACAGTTTAGCGGAGTGTATAAAGTTTTAAAAGTAGTAACAACTATACGAGAAAATCAGTTTGTTCAAACGCTTAGTTTAATAAGACGAAAAAATCAAGAAGATTATTTTGATGTTATTCCAGCAGCTGGTGCTGATGCTATTGGTGAAGATCAAAACGCACAATCACTTAATAGCGATAATGAAGTACAAACTCCTGAAGTAGTAGGAAATGAAGGAACTTCAGGAGCGCCACAGGGCGGAACAGCAAGGCCTAGCCAAGTTGGTAGTAGTGCTGACTTAGCAGAAATCCGCAGTAAAAGCGGACAACGAGCACTTGTTGCAAAAGTAGTACAAGAAAACTTCCAGGCTTTAGTTGATGAATTAGAAGACGAATATGGTTATGATATAAGATCTATGGGAGGGTATAGAGATCCTAATAGAACTGGAGGAGTCAACACAGGAAGCGGTACATATTCTCGTACTAATTTTAGTTGGCATAATAGTGGCCTAGCATTAGATATAAATCCAGGAGCTAATCCTTTTATTAAACCTAGACCGTCAGGTGGTGTTGATGATTATACAGATATGCCTGAAGCAGGCACAGGAAGTCTTATGAGTGCTTTGGCTGCAAAACACGGCTTAGGATGGGGTGGCGACTGGACAAGTTCAGTAGATGCAATGCATTTTAGTGCAGGTGCTAATGAAGGCGGAACGTATGCAAATAGTTTTAAGAATGGAACTATTCCAAAATCACCAGATACAACAAATTACCCAGATCAACCGCCTCCAGGCTCACCACCACCAGCAGGCACAGGCAGTATGGATGCAGCAGCAGCGTCCTCACAACCACCAGTAGCTGGCACAAGTCCTGTTACACAAGAACAGCAAACAGTAAGTCCAGCACCTGCACAGAGTAACCAAGTATCGAGTACTGATCTTAGACCATACTTACCATTAACACCTAGAGATAATAGATATGATTATCTTACAGGAGACAAAGTTAGATCTATACTTCAAAATAACAGCGGAGGCGGAGGCAGGTAATGGCAATTAGTCAAAGAAGTAATCAAAATAAACTAGCAAACGAAATTGCAATACACGGCAATGGCCCATTTGAAGCGGTTGTGGTAAGCACCTTAGATCCAACATATCAAGGAGGCTTGTTAGTTGATATACTTAGAAGAAGCGATGGCGGCAGTCAACCTGAAAAAATTGGTAATAGTATCGAAGCTAGGTACTTGTCACCATTTTACGGAACTACTGGATTTAAACATACACAGGCAAATGACGGATATGCAAATACACAAAAAAGTTACGGCATATGGGCAGTGCCACCAGACCCAGGAACAAGAGTATTAGTTTTATTTGTAAATGGTGATATTTCTAGATGTTATTGGATTGGATGTATTCAAGATGCTTACATGAACTTTATGGTTCCAGATGGCAGAGCAAGTACTGAAATTACTACTGATGCTACTCCTACAGATCTAAAAGGAGCAAAATTACCTGTTGGTGAATACAATAAAAAAATTGAAACTGGTGATAGAAGAGATCCTACAAAATTTAGGAAACCGTATAACAAAGATTTTACACAAGTTTTAGAAGTGCAAGGATTAATACAAGACGAATCTAGAGGACTTACTACTTCAAGTGCTAGAAGAGATTTACCTAGCTCAGTTTACGGATGGAGTACACCAGGACCAGTTGATAAACGAGACGGCGCTCCTAAAGGGCAGTCTGGACAAGCATCTGCAAGAGCAAATCGCTTTGTTAACAGACTTGGCGGCAGCAGCTTTGTAATGGATGACGGTGACGACAAACTTATAAGAAAAACACCAGCTGACTTAGGCCCACCTGAGTATGTTAATAAAGAAGCAGGAGAAGCAGGAGGTGATCCTACATTACCTCACAACGAACTTGTAAGATTTAGAACACGCAGCGGTCACCAAATACTCATGCATAACACAGAAGATTTTATCTATATTTCAAATGCAAGAGGAACTGCTTGGGTAGAATTGTCAAGTGACGGAAAAATAGATGTGTATGCAAATGACAGTATAAGTGTACACAGTGATAACGATTTAAATTTTACAGCAAACAGAGATATTAATATCGAAGGTGGAAGAAATGTTAATATAAGAGCAAGTTCTAGATATGCAGCAGGCGCTGATGCAAATGGAACTAGCGGAAATGTGCAGATTGAAAGCAAGTACAACATGAATCTTCGTGCTGATCAAGATATGAAACTACATACTGAAAGAAAGCGTGACGATTATGTTAAGAGTGATTATAAAATAGCAGTTATAGAAGGAAATCTGCACACTGAAGTTTCTACTGGATTTTATAAAAATCATGTAGCAGGTGAAATAAGTTTCCAAACTAACGATTCTTTTTATGCAGAAGCAACAGCTGGTGATTTTAATATTATAGGACAAGATGGTGTAAAGATAGAAGCATACGCAGGCGACATTAGTTTAAAAGCGTCTGCTAATAATATTGCAGGTGATGCTACTAAGATATACTGGAATAGTAATAAATCATCGATAGCAGTTAATCCAACTCTTCCTGATCCTGCTGAAACTGTTACACACTTACGTAGACACGGACTTCCTGTTACTGATGCTGGAGTATTACGTCCTAATGATGTGATATCGATAGTTAGAAGAATGCCTAGTCATGAACCATGGAATCATCATGAAAATCTTGATCCACTAAAGTTTAAGAAAGAAAAAACAGATCAACAAACTGAAGGTGCATTTATAGATACACTTAATATTAGAGTACCGGATACATTCCAAAAAAGCATGACAGGCGGCACTAGGGGAGAAGCCGGCGGCTTTGGACCTGCACCTAGCACAAGCGGCACAGCACCTGTAACTGTAACCCCAGATTATACAAGTGTTGGACCAGGCGGCAATCTTCTAAACATAATTGCTCAAGCAGAGTCAGGAGCAAATTATAATACAGTGTTTAGTAATAGTAGGATTACTCCTGAAGAATACTTAGGCAAACGCCTTACAGAATGTACTGTTGACGAAGTTCTTGTCTGGGCAGATCATAGCACAGATACATTAGGTAGTGCTAGTAGTGCAGCAGGAAAATATCAAATTATTAGAGGCACGTTAAGAGAGCTAGTTGGTAGAGGTGTAATTAGTTCTGATGAATTATTCGACTCAGCAGGACAAGATAAATGTGCTAACGGGTTACTTAAAATACGTAAAATTGATAGTTATATTTCAGGTAGTCTTACAGAAGCACAATTTGCGATTAACATTGCACAGGAATGGGCAAGTATGCCAGTGTGCAGTAGAACACAAGGACGTAACCGAATTGTTAATGCAGAAGAAAGTTATTATGCAGGAGATGGGTTAAACAAAAGTCTTGTAGCTCCCCAAGTAGTGATAGCTGCTATTAGAGCTTTAAGACCTACAACAGATAATGCTACAGGAGCGCCTCCGACTAGATCAGCAGGACCGCAGTAAGGAATAAAAATGAGTACATTAGAAAAAAACTTATACAAAAGAGTAAATGTTCAGACAGGACAAAAAGATGAACGTCCTTCTAGTAGTGCAGCATACAGAAGTATATCAACTGTAAACGATAGTAATGAAGGTTTTCGTTTATATGACCTAGCAGTTATAAAACAAGATATTATTAATCATTTTCATATACGTCAAGGCGAAAAATTAGAAAATCCGGAATTTGGAACAATTATATGGGATGTATTATTTGATCCGCTAACTGACGATTTAAAAACTGCTATTGTAAAAAACGTTGAAGATATTATAAATTACGACCCACGTGTTAATGTAGATCAAGTAATTGTTTCTGAGTATGAACACGGGCTACAAATTGAATGTGTGTTAATTTATCTTAACTATAGCATAGCAGAAACCATGCAGTTACGGTTTGATCAAAACGCCGGATTACTTGGTTAAAAAATAAAATACGTACTTTATAAATCAAATAAATACAGTGTAACAGAGGAACGCAAATGTCAGCAACAGATAGACAGAATAGATTATTAGTTGCGGAAGATTGGAAACGTGTTTACCAGTCATTCCGTAATGCAGACTTTCAAAGCTACGACTTTGATAATCTGCGCAGAACAATGATAAATTACCTTAGGAGAAACTATCCTGAGGATTTTAATGATTATATTGAATCATCAGAATATCTAGCTCTAATAGATCTTATTGCTTTCTTAGGCCAAAACTTAGCGTTCCGTATTGACCTAAATGCAAGAGAAAATTATTTAGAGCTTGCAGAGCGTCGCGAAAGCGTATTGCGCCTTGCACGTTTACTATCCTATAATGCAAAAAGAAACCAAGCAGCAAATGGACTACTAAAATTTAGTGCTGTCCGCACAACAGAAGATGTTCTAGACTCAAACGGAGTTAACCTAGCAGGACAGACAATTGAATGGAATGATAGCACAAATGCTAACTGGTACGAGCAGTTTATTAAAGTTATGAATACGTCTTTGCCTGTGAATGGTGTTTTTGGACGTCCTAATAAAAAAGACGAAGTAAACGGAATAACCACAGAGCAGTACCGTGTAAATGGTATTAATACAAACGTACCAGTTTATAGTTTTAATAAACCTATTGAAGCAAAGTCAACACCGTTCCAAGTTGTAAGCACAGACATTGACGATGGCAATATTGTAGAAGAACCGCCTGTACCAGGAAATAATTTTGCATATCTATATAGAGATGACGGACAAGGTGCTGGCAGCAGTAACACTGGATTTTTTGCACATTTTAGACAAGGTGCTCTAAACACAGGACAATTTAGTATAACACAACCAACAAGTAATCAAACAATTGCAATTGATACAACTAATATCAATAATAGCGATGTATGGTTATATAAATTAGATGCTAACGGCAATGAAACAGAATACTGGACAAAATTAGATGCTATTGAAGGCAACAACATTATATACAATAGTTTAAGTAAACAAATTAGAAATGTATATAGTGTAACAACTAGAGTTGACGATAGAATTAACTTAATCTTTAGCGATGGCGTTTTTGGAAATTTACCAAAAGGTAATTTTAAAGTTTATTATAGAACAAGTGCAAATAGAAAAATGATTATTGCACCTTCTGCAGTAAATGGAGTTGAAATTGATATTTCATATCTAAGTAAAACAGGCAAAGTACAAACACTTACTATTACACTTGGATTGCAATATACTGTAAGTAATGGAGAAGTTACTGAAACAAACGAGAGTATTAAAAGAAGTGCTCCGTCAACTTATTATACTCAAAATAGATTAATTACAGGAGAAGATTATAATATTGGACCCTTAGGTATTAGTCAAGATATTGTGAAAGTAAAAAGTGTAAACAGAACTTCAAGTGGTATTTCAAGATACTTTGATTTAATTGACGCTACCGGCAAGTACAGTAATACAAATTTATACGGCAACGACGGAATTATTTACAAGCAAAACATTACTGGCAAGACTAGTTTTACTTTTAATACACAAACTGACATTGAAGGCGTTATTATAAATGATATAGAACCTATTCTTGCAGATAAAAAAGTAAAACATTTTTATCTAGATAACATTTCTAATGTTAGCACAGTAGACTTGGGTACATACTGGAATAGTGTAAGTGAGGATATTAATGCATTTACAGGATATTTTCAAGATATTGATAATGAATTGTTCCAAGTAGGTAGTTTTACAACAACTTCAATGCGTTACATAGAACCTGGCGCTATACTCAAGTTTGTTGCTCCACCTGACGAAGATGGAAATACAAGACACTTTATGGAAGACGGCACTATTATGTTAGGTGCTGCTGATCATCCTGGATCAAGAGACTACATTTGGACTAAAGTTATTCAAGTAGAATCAGATGGCATTGAATCATCTGATCAAAGTATTGGCGGTATTATTTTAAGTGATAAAATACCAACAGGAGCTCAACTTACACAAGTGCGTCCTAGACTTGCAGTAAGTCTATTAGACGATATAAAAACTGAAATAGTTGACCAAACTTTTGCGTATAATGATTTTGGTTTAAGATACGATAGAGATTTACGTCAATGGAGATTAATTAAAGGATCAGACTTAGATAAACGTAATAATTTTGCTACAGGTTTTGCCGGAGATGTGAGTAATCAAAATCTTGATGCAAGTTGGCTACTATTATTTGAAACTGACGGCGAAACTTATAATGTAACATATAGATCATTAAGGTATGTTTTCGAAAGTGATAAAGAAATAAGATTTTGGTTTGATGATAATGATAAAATATTTGATTCTAAGACTGGCAAGTTAGTCAAAGATAAAATTAGTATTCTTGGAATAAACACAAAGCCAAACGAAATTAATAACTTTACAAGAACATTTGACTGGGAAACTCTTGCAGAATACAGAGATAAAGATGGTTATATAGATAGTACAAAAATAGAAATAACTTTCTCTGATAAAGATAACGACAACACTGTAGATGATCCTGAACTATTTAATGTTTATTGTATTGACACAAGACTAAATGCAGATACACCTTATGTATTTTTAGAAAAATATAAAACACAAGCAGGCACAGAAGACTTCCGTTATATTTCGAAAAAAGATTTAAAAGTTCATATAGTCGGAAAAGGTACTGTTGGTCAAAACAACTTAACCTATGACGGATTGATTGGACAACTTAGTGCGTACGATGACGGACAGCTATTTTATTATCCTACAACAGATACTTTTGAAGTGTTAGATGCAAGTGTTCCTGAATTAAATCTTACAGCAGATTACAAAGCATTTATCGGCCGTGATGACATTAAATTCCAGTATGTACATGTTGCTGATGCAAACGCAAGAATTGATCCAAGTGCAAGTAACATAATTGACAGTTATCTATTAACTAAAGATTATGATAATCAATATAGATTATATCTAGATGGCCAGTTAAACACTAAACCTATGCCACCTAGTTCCGATCAACTATATAGATCATACGGAAAAGAAATTAACAAAATTAAATCAATCAGCGACGAAGTAATTTATCATCCTGTAAAATACAAGCCGTTGTTTGGAAAATATGCAAATAGTGATTTACAAGCTACGTTTAAATTAGTAAAAAATAAAGATCAAGTTTTAAATGATAACGATATTAGAACAAGAGTTATAGATGCTATAAATCAGTATTTTGCTTTAGAAAATTGGGACTTCGGAGATACATTTTATTTCCAAGAGCTTGTAGCTTATGTTATGAACCGACTAGCTCCTGATTTAGTAACAATGGTTATTGTACCAAAACAAACAAGCCAATCTTTCGGAAGTTTGTTTGAAATAAAATCAGAATCTGATGAAATTTTTATAAACTCTGCAACAGTTGCAGATGTTGAAATTATTGATGAAATTACAGCAAGTAGATTAAATTCATCAGGTAAAGTAATATCTAGCTCAAGTATATTAGGTAACACTGGTATAACAAGCACAGCTAGTACAACTACAAGTAGCTCAACTAATTCTAGTAGCTCAAATAGTTCGTCAGGTAACAATGGAGGATATAGTTACTAATGGCTTATAATAAAAACCAATCAGAGAGTCCAATTCCATTAGGCGCCGATGCTGAAAGAAAAAGTGTAGATCTTCTACCAAAATATTTTAGAACAGACGCAAACCAAAAAATATTATCTAGTACGCTAGATCAGATGTTACAGCCTGGCGTAGCTGAAAAAGTCGAAGGATATTTTGGTAGAACGACAGCAAAAAGTTATAGACCATCTGATACGTATGTAGAAGACGTTAGTGAACAAAGGCAAACTCGACAACTTGAACCTGCTACTGTTGTAACTGATAATTTAGGAAATGTTTTATTCCATAAAGATTATACAGATTATGTAAATCAAATAAAAAACTTTAATGGTAATGTATTAAATCAAAGCCTATTAAACAGCCAAGAATTTTATGCTTGGAATCCAAATATTGATTGGGACAAATTTGTTAATTTTAGAGAATATTACTGGCTCCCTTATGGTCCACAAACTGTAAATGTTTATGGCGAAAATGAAAAAGTAGAAAGTACATTAACTGTTAGTAATGAAGATCAAGACGGTGTATCAGTATACTTGTTTAATAAAGGATTTACTCCTAATCCAGAATTGAATTTATTTAGAGGACAAACATATAGATTTGAAATTAATACTCCTGGACACCCGTTCAGCTTTTCAACTAACTTAAACTTTGCAGATACACCGTTTGAGTTAATTAAAGGTGATGACGGAAATCTTTGGAGATTAACAACTATTGGCGGCGGCGAAAACGAAAGTTCTATATACATTGAAAATATAACAGCAACAGATTTAGACGGTAATGAAATACCTCCTGCAAATGTAGAACAAGGTATTATTGAATTTACAGTACCGTTTAATGCCCCTGATAGATTATATTACGCAAGTCAAAATAGTATCAATACAAGCGGATTTATAACCATAGATGATATCGAAGAAAATACAAAAATTAATATTAATGATATTCTTGGAAAGAAAGCATACAAAAGCGCAAACGGCGTAGAATTTACAAATGGATTAAAAGTTGAATTTATAGGAACAGTAACTCCAGAAAAGTATGCAACTGATGCATGGTATGTTGGCGGAGTAGGTGACGAGATAGTTTTAATCCGCGAAGATGATTTAACTATTCCTGCTGCATATGTTGCAGATGTTGAAGTTGCTTTTGATTCCGAAGCATTTGATAGAATGCCCTATGAAAATGCAAATAGTTTTGCTGGTACTAAAGATTATATTGTAATTAGTAGATCAAGTGTTGATAGAAATGCATGGTCAAGATACAACAGATGGTTCCATAGAGATGTAATAGAAAAAAGTGCGTCATATAATGGACAAGCAGCAATAGTTGACCAGTCTGCTAGAGCAATTAGACCAATTATAGAATTTGAAGCAGGTTTAAAATTATACAACTTTGGCACTCAAGCAAAAAATGATGTTGATCTAATTGATGTCATTACAAAAGATGTGTTTAGTGACATTGAAGGTTCAACTGGTTATAACATTGACGGAGTTGACGTTGCAGATGGAATGAGAATATTATTTACAGCTGATACTGATATACTTGTTACCGGAAAAATATATAAAGTTAATTTTATACAAGTTCAAGATAGAGGTCGAATTATTAGTCTAGTTGAAGAAACTGACACGTCACCTTTAGAAAATGAAACAGTATTAATAACTAATGGACAGACCTATAGAGGCACATCTTGGTTCTATAACGGATCTGAATGGAAAAAGTCTCAATTAAAATCTAAAGTAAATCAAGCACCTTTATTTGATTTATTTGATGATACTAGCGTAAGTTTAGCAGATACTACAAAATATCCTGCTACTTCATTTTTGGGCAATAAAGTTTTTTCTTATATTGAAAACGATACTGGCGAAGTTGATAGCGAACTTGGCTTTGGTATAACTTATAAAAATATAGAAAACATAGGTGATATTCTTTTTGATTTTACATTAATAAAAGAAACATACACTTACCAACAAAATCCATTTAATACTTTAGAATCTATAAAAAGTAACTCTGTTTATCTTCATAAGTTTAAAAGTAGAGATAACTTTTCTACACAAAGCGGTTGGACAAAGGCTGCTAAGAAAAGCCAGCAAGCAGTAATACGTCAATATGTAGTAGGTACACAAACTAATAATTTTGCAGTAGATGTGTTTGATAATAGTGGTCTTTTACAAGATTTAAAAGTAAAAGTATTCTTAAATAATATATTACAAAAAGAAGAATTGCATTATACAATTGATAAAATAAACAATATTTCTTATATTAGATTTTTAAATACTCTTGCAGAAGATGACGTAATTCAACTAAAATGTTTTAGTACCGCAGTAGCAAATGATAATGGCTATTACGAACTTGCACACAATTTAGAAAGAAATCCTTTAAACAATGATATGCAAAACTTTACTTTGGGAGAAGTAATTGATCATGTTGGCACTATTGTTGAAAATGTACGTGATTATGATGGTAGTGTATATCCTGGTACAAGTAATTTAAGAGACTTAGGTGAGTTAGACGAGTTTGGAACACGCTTTGTAAAACATAGTGGTCCAATTAATTTGCCATTGTATCACATTACAGACAAATCTGCAAACATTATTAAAGCAGTAAAATATGCAAGATTAGAATATGCAAAGTTTAAACGATTATTTTTACAAACTGCAAATACAATAGGATATGACGGTCCTACAAAACAATTTGTTGATAGGATTTTTGAGGTAATAAATTCTGAAAAGAATGATGGCATGCCGTTTTATTTTACAGACATGATTCCAGTCTCAGGTTCAAGAAGAATCGAACATCCAGTACAAGCAAGCGATACACAATACTATGCTCTATCTGAAATATTTGATCTAAATGAACTTAGTCAAAAAGCAGTTCTTGTTTACTTAAATGGTACACAATTAACATACGGAAAAGACTACACATTTAACAGTGAAGGTTTTATAAATGTAACTGCAACTAAAACTGCTGGTGACTTAATTGAAATTTACGAATATGAATCTACTGATGGCTGTTACGTACCAGCTACACCTACAAAGTTAGGGTTATATCCTAAGTACGAACCAAAAATCTTTATTGACGACACATATGTTGTTCCTGTAAAAATGATACAAGGTCACGACGGAAGTTTAATTAGAGCATTTGAAGATTATCGAGATGATTTAATATTAGAATTAGAACTTAGAATCTATAATAATATTAAGCAAGAATATAGAACTGACATACTTGATATACATGACTTCCTTGGCGGCGAATATAGAAATACTGGATTTACAAAAGACAATATTGATAAATCACAAACAGCTGATTTTATTGAGTATGTTACTTTAGCTGGAAATCCAGATTACACTTCAGCTGATCAATATATAGAAGGAAATAGCTTTACCTACAACTATAAAAATATGTCATCTCCGTCAGGTAAACCTTTACCAGGATGGTGGAGACAAGTTTATATTCAAGCATACGATACTGATCGTCCTCATACTCATCCTTGGGAAATGCTTGGCTTTACTATTAAGCCTTTATGGTGGGAAGCAGAATATGGTACAGTACCGTATACTAGAAATAATTTTGTACTTTGGGAAGACCTTGAAAAAGGTTTAATTAAGGCTCCTACAGGAACATTTACTAATTCTAAATATGCTAGACCAGGATTAACTAAACATATTCCTGTAGATGAAAACGGAAATTTGTCAAGTCCATTAGAAAGCAACTATGCACAAAATTATGTTGCCGGTGGAAACAACTCATTTTACGAATACGGCGACGGCCATCCTGTAGAAAGTGCATGGAGGAAATCAGCAGAATATCCCTTCTCAGTTATGTTAAGTTGGATATTAAATCAACCTGCTCATGTTATAGGTATAGGATTTGATATTAGTCGTATTAAGCGTGATCCGCAAGGAAATTTAGTTTCTACAGTAACTAATAATGCATTGAGAATAGAAGATGTAGTATTTCCTAATACTACAAAAGATGACGAACGTTTGTCTACTTCTGGATTAATAAACTTCGTGTATAATTATCTTGCAAGTAATACAACTGCAAGTTATGAAACTTATCAAAATACACTTAAAAATATTACTAACAGGTTGTCGTTAAAAGTTGGCGGCTTTACTGAAAAAGAAAAATTCAAATTAATATTAGATAGTAGAACACCATTAAATGAAGGTAATGTGTTTGTACCTATTGAAAACTATAAAGTATTTTTAAATAGTAGTTCTCCTGTTGAAACAGTAAGTTATAGCGGCGTAATTATAGAAAAGAAATCTAATGGCTATGTAGTAAGAGGATACGACAGAGAAAGATCTATATTTGAATACCACGAAGCAATTCAAAAAAGTAATGATCCTAGTATTAACATCGGCGGTATAAGTGAAAGTTTTGTTGAATGGGATGAAAGAAAACAATACATAAAAGCACAAAATGTAAGACTTAGCGGAGCGTTTTATAGATGTAAAGAAAGTCATATTAGTACTACCGAGTTTGATAATGATAAATTTCAAAGAGTTGCTGCACTACCACTTATTGGCGGCAAAACAGCAATTATAAGAAAGAACTTTACAAATAGAACAAAAACTCTTCCGTATGGTAGTTTATTAAAAACTGTACAAGACGTAGTTGATTTCTTATTAGGATATCAAAGTAAATTACAACAAACTGGTTTTGCTTTTGATTATTTTGATGAAAACACTAAACAGGTATGTAACTGGGATTTAAGTGTTAAAGAATTTTTGTTTTGGTCCACACAGAATTGGGCAGAAAATAGTTTAATTAGTTTAAGTCCTGCTGCAAATGAAATTAGCTTTTCAAAAGATTATCATGTAGTTGATAATATTTTTGATCCATTTTATGATTATAGTTTGTTTAAATCAGACGGTACTAGATTAGAACGCCCATTTACAAATGTTATAAGAGATAATAAAAACACATTTGGCATCCGTCCTAAAACTACAGAAGATGGAGTATACCATGTTCAATTACCATTAATACAAAGAGAACATGCAATTGTTTTAGATAACGAAACTGTATTTGGTGATGTTATATACGACCAAGAAGCAGGGTATAGACAAGAGAGAATTAGAGTAACAGGTTACCGAAGTGACAACTGGACCGGCGGCCTAAATATTCCTGGATTTGTATACGACGAAGCTATTGTAGAAGATTGGATAGCATATAAAGATTATCCAATCGGATCATTAGTAAAGTATAAAGAATACTATTATGTAAGCACGTTAGATCTTACTGGCGTAGAAAAATTTAATGATAATGACTGGGAGCGTTTAGAAGAACGACCTGAAGCTAAGATGTATCCAAACTTTGATTACAGAATTAATCAGTTTGCAGACTTTTATGATTTAGATTCAGATAACTTCGATGTTGAACAACAGAAACATGCACAACATTTGATAGGTTATCAAAAACGTCAGTATCTACAAAACATTATTAATGATGATGTTAGTCAGTATAAATTTTATCAAGGAATGATACAAGATAAAGGTACTATTAATTCTCTTGATAAATTGTTTGATGCCCTAAGCAGTGCAGATAAAGATAGTATTGAGTTTTACGAAGAATGGGCAATACGGTCTGGACAGTACGGTGCTACAGATAATTTCCAAGAAGTTGAATTTATTATAGACGAAGATAAAATTGTAATAGATCCTACACCTGTAGAGTTAGTAAACAGTATACCAGGAAATGACACTGATGATATACTTAAAATTATTCCTAACGATGTATATTACAGACCAAAAGATTATAATCATAAACCGTTTCCAGTAACAACTACTCCTAATAAAGGTTTAAAGAGTGCAGGATATGTAAACGAAAATGATATTGTTTATAAAGTAAAAACTAAAGATGACCTACTGGTTAGTTTGCCTGGTTCTATATCTCAAAGTGATTACATATGGGTTACAGGTACTACAGGCGATTGGGATGTCCTACAACATGTTACTACAGATTTTAGAGTATTAAAGATTGAAGGATTTGCATCTACAATAGATGCAATTGATAGAGCAAGCACTCCAGGAGTTAGAATAACATTTAACAAAACTGTTAATTTAGTTATTGGCGATATAATAGGACTACAAGAAATTGGAGCCGGCGCTGACGGATTTTACTTAGTTATAAATGTTACAAATAATGTTGTAGAATGTCTTGTACCTGACAGTGTTACTATAGATGATACTCCAGATGATGTTCAGTTAAACGGTTATATGAGCAAACTAAGAAGTGTAAGGGCTGCTAGTTTTGCACAAGCAAATAATATATTAGAAGAATTTAAACTAACTGATCAGTATATTTGGTTAGACGGTACAGCAGAAACAGATTGGGCAGTATTAAAGAAAAAAGAAATATTTACAGATTATAGCGAAATTATAAATCCTGTTTTATTTGATACTGAAGAAAACTTCACAAGTAGCATTGCATCTAATGCCGGCAACACTATTGTAGCTATAGGAGATAATAAAACAGAAGACGGTGCAGTGCATGTTTATCAAAGAGCAAGTTCTGCCAATGATCTAAAGATAGTAGAAACACTTAGACCAGAAACACGAGCAGTGTTTACTCAAGCTATAACGAATGCTAATCCTGGTGTAGTAACTGCAAGTAGTCACGGATTAACAAGCGGCGATGCTTTAAGATTTAAAGAAATAAAAGGTATAACAGAACTTAATAATGTTAAAGTATTTGCAAATGTTATTGATGTTAATACATTTTCTATATATAGTGACGTTGGATTAACAACACCAATTAATACAACATCATATGGTGTGTACGAAGAAGGTTTAATTAATACTGCTGGCGGATTTGGTATGCATTCGGAATTTGGTTCTGATACAGCAATAAGTCCAGATGGCAAGTTAATGGTAGTCGGTGCACCTAGTGCAAGAAATATAGTTGATAATATTAAAGGAGACTTTAATCCATCTGGTCCTATAGACGAAGTAGATCGTGAATACAAACAAGGTAATATTGTAAAGTATAAAGAAAACTTTTGGAAAGCAGTGCGTAGTGTACCAGCAGAAAATAATTCTGTAACATTTAGTACGTTTGACAGTTATGCGTTCTTTGAAGAAACTTTAGATCCAGTAGCAGAAAGTTCGTATATAACATTTCCATTAAAAGACGATGGCGTAGTTGTAGATATGCTAGGACAGTTTACACTTAATGAAATAGTCACAGGTAGTGTAAATGGATTTACAGGTATAGTCACTGAAATAGATACAATTTTAAATAACTCTGGTAATAGAGTTGGTGAAAGTATTAGGGTTGGATTATTGACTGGAGAGTTTGTTCAAGGAGAACAAATTACTGGATTTAGTTCAGGTGCAACAGCAAGTATAGATACTATAACATCTGAGGATGCAGTTAATTTAAATAGCAGACAGCTTACTTTAATTTTACAAGGTTCACCGTATCTTTCTAATACACCTACTGATCATATTTTAATACGAGCTCCTAGAGATCAATACAGAGCAACTAAGCCTCAAGATAAAGTAGTGTTAGGATGGAATGGATATACAGGGTATAACAGATCTACTGATCAGTATACTTTTACTGACGTATTTCCAGGCAATATATCATTAGCTAACACAAATACACCTGATGCTAGTAATAAAACATATGTTTCACCTAGATCGACCTTTATTAACGGCGAACATGAAATTTTACACAAAGTTGATCATGTACTATTCATAAGCAACCCAGCATTGCTACCAGAAGAAGGATCGTTAGTTGATTGCCCTACTGGCGCAGGAACAGTTGTTAAGGTATTTTCTAAATTAGATAGATCTGTAATTTATATTAATAATGTAAATGGTGTATTTCCAACAGACTCGATATTGTCTTTTGAAAATGTTGTTATTGGAGATTATACACAACCTAATCATACTCCAAATGATAGTTTAGGTGGCTTTTGGTATATAGCAGCAGAAGCAGACGGATATTATAACAGCAACGAATTTACATATCTAAGTAATTTTGGAACCCCAGCATATGGATTAGTTTATAAAGACGTATTAGTGTATGACGAAAATACAGATTCTTATACAAGTTCAGATAGATACTATTCAAACATTTTAAATAATGTAGCATCTTACTCGAACAAAGAAGTTGGTCACATTCAAATACTATCTCACCTAGGTGATGCATACGATAATGTATCAGGTGTGAGATCTATTAAAGATACTAGATGGTTTGTAAGGGCACCGTCTACTGCAACATATAATATTGGTGACGAATTTAGACTATTTTTAAATACTGAAATAAATGACATAGATCTCTTAGACGGTAATAACGGAGACCAAGTTGTTAGCAGATTAGTTAATACAAGTTCATCTACTAGTCCGCATGTAGTTCATGATGTTTGGGACGGCTATATTGACATATTAATGACAGCAAAACAAACAGCTGATATTGATGTACCTAGTGATGCAGATTCTGCTATTGGTGATTACTTTGAACCTTCTGTAGGAGACTTTATTGAAGATGGGATAACTGGAGCAAGAGCTCAAGTTGTTCACTACATCAAAAGAAACGTTGCTGATGTAAGAGTATTTGTAAAGAATATTACAGTTACTAATACAGGTTTTAGAAATAAAAATGATGTAAAAGTAGATTTTACTCCACACGGTGATGCAAAGCGTCCAATGGGACAAATACAAAAAGTAAGTATTGCTGATACAAATCATGATAATTTGTTAGGAAAATTAATAGTAGTTGCAGAAGGTGCTAGTTTAAGATTTTATGATCAAATAGACAATCCGTCAGGATTTACACCAGAAGATTATTTTAATACAAATCCAGGGATCTTTACATTTGATCCACATCCTGATAGTTACGGATCTACAGCAAATACAAAGGATCTAAATAACTTTGGATATATTAATAAAGAATATTGGTTATACACTGAAAAATTAGATGAGGTAGGTGCAAATTTACCTGCAAGTTTCCCTGCTTCTACTAACAGAGATTGGACATTGGCTAATAATATTCCTACTACGTTAACAGGACAAAGCGGATTCTATACAAACACAGGACTATTTTTTGTATACGAAAAACTTAATTCATCATGGCAATTTAGAGGATCATATACAGTTCCGTTAACTACAGACAATGTAAATTACACTCCAGGTAGTTTAGCAACTATAGAAAACCTAGGTAAGCAAATTGAAATAAGCCAAGACAACAATCTTTATAGGATATTTGTTGCTTCAAAAGACAAAGTGTTTTTAATTAAACACGGAGTTGATTCTAACGGTGAACAATTTGAGTTTGCTCTTGATATTGATAATTTATACAGGGGCGAATTTGATATTACGCTTCCTTATGCAAAAGACGAAATTGTAAGACAGGGCATTACTTTATATAGAGCATTAACTTTTAACTTTGGCTCTGCATTAACTAACACTAACAAGTGGGAACTAGTAGAGGAAGATATACAAAACAATTATTACTTGCCAAAAACTGTTGCTAACAACATTTACAGTGATGATATGTTTGATACTACTGGACTAGTTGACTTTAGTCAAGATATGAGTGTAAGTTCAAATGGACAAGTTGTGGCTTTAAGTGTAGTAACAGCTATTGATGCTGATGCTGATAATAAAGTTGCAATTTATAGATTAAACACTGATGGCAGATATGTATGGAGTCAAACACTTATTGCTCCAAATAGCCAAACACAGTGGGGATCAAGTATTGATTTAACACCAGATGGTAATACATTAGTTGTAGGAGATCCAGGCAATGATGATCTAGGATACAATACAGGCAAGGTGTTTATATACGAAAGAATAGGCACTAATTTTGTGTTAGTAGAAACGTTAAAAGGTGCAGAAACTAATCTTTCAAGAAGATTTGGTAATAAGGTTTCAGCTACAAATACACATATTGCAATTTCAAGTTATAATGGTGACATAATATTAGATACTACATTTGATAAAGACAATAATATCAATACAATATGGGATCGAGGATTTACTAAATTTGTTAACGTAGCTACAGATAGCGGCAGCGTTGCAATTTATGAAAAGACAAGCGGCGGCTATATTTACGCTGAGGAATTAGAATATGACAATGTGTCAGATAGTAGATTTGCTGAAAATTTATTATTAAACAGAAATCATATATATGTTGGTTGCCCAAGAATAGACAACGAGTCAGGTAACGGCGGCCGTCTAATAAATTATAATACTGAAAAAGATATAACGGCATGGACTACTATTAGATCTAGTAATCCTATTGTTGATACAAATAAAATTAGACAAGTATACTTGTA